GAGTTGGGGTGATGCACTGATCCCGCTGACACCGCTACTCCTTGCTTGGGCAGATGAGGTAGTATTTGTGAATAAAGAAAATTATAACAATGCTGTTATGGAGTTTGGACAAGAGGCTATGGATATGCTAAATGTAAAGATTTTGAATATTCCAGACAATCATCCCCATATGAGTGGCCCTCTTATCCAAGCCTTTGCAGAACAATATGAGGGGTTTGAATACTTTGAAAATCCTATTACAGAAACTGAAACAACTTGACGAAACCCTCTTGATGGAGCTATTAGAAATTAATAGCGAAGATTTGGTAGATGCGTTTCTAGATAAAATTCGAGATAAAGAAAATTGGTTATATGGTCAGCTCGAAGAAGACGTTGAAACAGAAGAATAAGGAACATCATCTCCATGAAGAAGATATGGCTCTCTCTAAAAATCATGGTCGTTCCATTCGCTATTTGAAACGTCTAGCAGAAGAACGAGAAGCTAAGGTTCTCTATGAAGATGGTCTAAAGGCCATAGATAACAATGATGACATTATGCGGAATGGGTAATGTGAATCAAAAACATATGCAAGAATATCTGTGGCGAATAATTAGGGATATGACAAATGATAAAAACTTTGTAGCACAAGGGGCTCATGCGTTATATCCCAAAATGAGTAAGAAAGACATGATACATCTTCAATGGCTTATGGCAGAATATAATGCTAAGACATATGACCTTATTTCCCTATTAAAAGAAATAGATAAAACAATGGAAGGAACTAATGCAGGTACAAAATAAAGAGAGAGGATATAGTCGAACAAAAGAAGGCCGCCATGAGTATTACTTAAAAGTCCGGGAATCTCAATTAGCGAAGTCAAAACAACGTTATTTTGAGAAAAAAGATATTCTTTTAGAGTATCAAAGAGAGTACCGGAAAAATAATCGTGCGGTACTTAATCAAAAAACTAAACACAAACGTTTAATGAGATTGTTGGAAGCTATTGAATTACTAGGAGGTAAATGTAATCGTTGTCTTCAAGTATTTGATCCAGTGTGTTATGATTTTCATCATTTAAATCCAGATGAAAAAGACTTTACTATAGGAGAAAATATGCTTTTAGCTAAAGATAAAATTATGAATGAAGTTAAAAAATGTATTTTACTTTGCAGTAATTGTCATCGACTAACACACAAGGAATTACAGGATGCAGCATGAAAGATTCAAAACCTCGTTTGCAAGAAATATCTTCTACAATAAGTACGCCTGGGGAAGTAATGACTCGTGGGATGCTCTTGCAGAAAGATTGGTTGATGATGTCTGTGGCAGTAGGGGGAACACCCTGCCAGTCCTCTTGTCAGCTAGCGACCAAAGAGACCTTGCAGAACATATTAAAAACATGCGGTTTCTCCCCGGAGGACGTTATCTCTACTATGCGGGACGGCCATATAAAGCCTATAACAATTGTTATCTCTTGCGGGCGGAAGAAGACACCAGAGAGGAGTGGAGTGCTGTAACATGGCGAGCAATGAGTTGTTTAATGACTGGGGGAGGAATTGGTATTGATTATTCCCGGCTTAGACCGGCAGGACGAACTTTATCCCGTACTGGAGGAGTGGCGTCTGGTCCTATCCCGCTTATGTATGCTATCAATGAAATTGGAAGAAATGTCATGCAAGGAGGTTCCCGCCGCAGTGCAATTTATGCTTCCCTCAATTGGCAGCATGAAGACATTCCTCTCTTCCTTAGAGCAAAGAATTGGTCAGATGATGTAAAGAAGCGGAAAGAGGAAAACTTCAACGAGTGGGCTCCACTCGATATGACCAACATTAGTGTTAATTACGATGATGCTAGCTTAGGTCAAGTGGTACAATGGGATGATTACGGAAAACAACTTCAGACTGACCTTGCTGATAATCCTGTATTCCTAGAAAACTGCCGACAGGCAATGAGCACAGGAGAACCAGGCTTTTCTTTTAATTTTGGAGATAAACAAAATGAAACTCTCCGTAACGCCTGTACAGAGGTTACTTCTGAAGATGACTCTGACGTATGTAATCTTGGAAGCATCAATATGGGTAATATACAGTCTTTGGAGGAATTTAAAGATGTGGTTCAACTCGCTTCCAAATTCTTGGTCTGTGGAACCTTACGTGCCGATCTCCCTTATGACAAAGTCTATAAAGTGCGCGAAAAGAACCGTCGTCTTGGACTTGGACTTATGGGTATCCACGAATGGCTCCTCAAACGAGGCTATGGATACGAAGTTGTCCCAGAACTAAAGGAATGGTTAAATGTATACAAAACCGAGTCCGAGCGAGCTGCAAATGAACATTGCGACAGGTTCTATATTAGCCGCCCGGTTGCATATCGTGCAATTGCTCCAACTGGAACCATTGGGATTCTCGCAGGAACAACAACAGGAATTGAGCCTTTGTTTGCCGTCGCTTATAAGAGACGCTACCTTACTGATGGAACGCGTTGGAAATATGAATATGTCGTTGATTCAACAGCAGACCAACTAATTAAGGAATATGGACTTAACCCAGAAAACATTGACACAGCCTATAAACTTTCAGGAGACTACGAACGTAGAATCCGATTCCAAGCGGACGTTCAGCAATATGTAGATATGAGTATTTCTTCTACTATTAATCTTCCTGCTTGGGGAACCAAGCATAACAATGAAGATAAAGTAGAAGAGTTTGCCAGTATTCTGGCTAAATATGCCCCAAATCTTAGAGGGTTTACTTGCTATCCAGACTCAGCACGCGGCGGCCAACCTATTACAGAAGTATCTTACGATGAAGCTATTAAACATCGTGGAGTAGTCTACGAAGAAAACGAAGAGGTTTGTAAGGGGGGTATCTGTGGAATTTGATGAAAAATGGTTAGCTGGGTTCTTTGATGGAGAAGGCTCTATTGGTATATATGCTAGAAACTACGATAGAACTAAAACTAAAAAATACTATGTGTTAGTTGTATCTATAGCACAAAGTGGAAATATTGGAGAACAAATTATCTCTGAATTAGAGTTTAGATATGGGGGAAGTTCTTATTGCCAAGAAAAGGATGGAATTAAGCCGCAATGGAAATGGAATATTTCTGCCGATAAAGCTTCTAAATTTTTAGAAAATATCATGCCTTATTTAGTTATCAAGAAATATGAAGCTGAATTAGGTATTCGTTTTCAACAATTAGAAAGTAAAAGTATAGCTTCTGAGGTAGCTGCTTTACTTGCTAATACTATTAAACAATGCAAGGTAAACTATTGACAACAGTAGCAGCAAGTAAAAAATTTGGTGCCATTGCCTGTGACCGGCAACTAACCTATAAAGAATCCATTAAAATGCAAAGCAGCTCTAAAATCTTAGAGCTGCCTAGTCCCTTCGTAGAGAAGTATTTTGGAGCTAAGAAAGGTTTTGTTGGTTATGCAGGTAATGCAGACATTTGGAGTGATGTAGTATCTTGGATTGTACTTGGGGCAGAAGGTAAAGTTCCCAAATGTAAAGGCATTGAATTCCTATGTCTTACAGATGTGGGTCTCTATCATGCTACAACTCTTACCAATTGGCTAGAACTCACAGATAAACACTGGTCAATTGGTAGCGGTTGTCCTTATGCTATTGCAGCTATGGATAACGGAGCAGACCCACTTGCAGCTTGTAAGGCAGCGGGTAAACGGGATGTTATGACCGGTATGGGATACAAGAATTACACCTTATAAAACAAAAAGGGACTCAAACGAGTCCCTTTTTTCTTAGCGGCCTTTACCGCCACCTTTCTTTTTACCACAACCCATAAGACACCTCCTTTCTATATAACATCCAAAGCCCTCTGCAAGAGCTTGTACCTATCAGCATACCCATTAAGACCCCCATTGATCCGTCTAGTAAGTTGTTCAAATTGACTCATATCACATAATGCGTTCAGATTATTATTTTGCCAAAACCACCCTGCCGAGCGGGCAGCATTTACATGTTCGGCTAGTAATTCAGGATTCTCTAAAAGAGGGAGTTCAAGCGCTAGTGAACACAACGAATAATTTCGTCGACCAGTTATTTGAATTAAGCCACGGCCTTTATAACGTACACCATCCCCTGTCTGAGTATTCCCTAAATCGGCCCTCCCCTCATATTGTGACCCTGTGGCTATTTCTTCCGTGTACCGGAGTTGACCACTCTCGTGACCTATCTGAGCAAGGAACATGCGAATCCGTTGAGGAGTGTTTATCTCATATTCTTGCATCACTTGGTTCAGTATGGGAAGCCAATGAGCACAGCGAGGCTCACCAGCTTCTTGATAAATATGTCTAAGTTGAGTTATTGTTACCATGTTTAATGTTGTTGAAAGCGTTGATAACGCTGTAAGCTAGTTACACTATTACCAGGAGTTCCTTCAGCGCGCTCTTTAGGAGTCTTTCCACTATTTTCATAGATGGACGGTATAGAGTTCATTAGAGCGTTGCTATCTCCGCCCAGAGCATCTACCTCCTTCAAGATACCATCAACAGGTTCCCCTAGTCTAATGGCAGAAGCAAACCTATCTGACAGTTTCTTAAGGTCTTCTTGTTTCTTGGTTTCACGTTGTTTCTGTGTCCAGAGACTTTCAGAAGCAAGCCGCTCATCCAGAGGGCGCAAACCTAAGATGGCTCTTACTCTGGTTTCTTCTGGACTACGAGGACGTTCCACCTTTAAATTTCCTTTAGTGTCTCTAACCCACCCATTGTTATCTGTTAGAGTGGTGGCTTCCATAACGTTACGGACAGAAGCAGGAGCCGCTTTATATTCAAAGTTCTGTAAAGAAGCTTTATCCTGATTTACAGCAGCTTCCCAAGCACTAGATAAGATATTCCAAGAGTTAGAGATATGTGGAGCAGCCTGCAAGGCATTATCTGGTAGTAGGCTGGAAGCAGATACCCGAGTTTGAATGTCTGTACCAGATACAACAGAAGCAAGCCCATCCATAATACTATTGGGTTTCTCTGGATTATTTAGAAGTAGTTCACGTAGAGATTTACCGGAAAGCTTTTGAACCAAGTCACTGGCTTCTTGATAGCCAGGAAGACCAGCTATTCCATAGAGTCCATAGCCAAGTACCAGAGTACCTACTAGAGCAGACTCCCATTGTCCTTTACGAGCATTAGCAATATTACTGACGGTCTGTTCAATGAAGTTATGCTTATAGGCACTAAGAGCACCAAGAGCCTGCCCAGCTTGTCCCATAGCCTGATAGAAAGGGGCTCGTTCATCTCGGGCATAATTTACCATAGCATAATCTGTAGCAGCCTGAGCACGTAAGAGGGCATCTTCCCCACGAAATCCCGCCTTATGCATAAGATCAGCCATAAACATAAACATAGGAGGACGGGTCATTTTCTCAGGAATAGAGATAGAGCTATTGATAGTTTTCTCTACTACCATCCTAGTAGTGCCTTTATGAAGGTTATGTACAAGTTCTGCTTCTGAGTAATCAAACATACCTCGCTCACGAGCCCATTGATAAGCCTCTGTCATATGTGGCTGTGCTAGTTCAGATTTACCAGCAGCAATTAGGGTAGACTCTCTAACACTATTCATAGCACTATGAGCAAGGTCTATATGGGAAAGACCAGATACTTGTCTAAAACGGCTTCCCTCAAGAAGCATAGCCTGAGGTAGCTGAATAAACTGCATAGCCGCAAAGCCCACATTAAAGAATCCCATCATTAGAGAAGTAGATACCTGGGCAAGACCATTGACTACAGCAATTGGATATTTAGGACTTACACCAATAGCACTAAATCCTTGGTCAATAATCCAGTTTACTCCTGCTCCTACAGGATTAAGATTCTGGCCCATAACATGTGATACATAACCTTCCATGTACTTAGTGGTGTTAGGCATCTTCATCCGCATATCAGGATTGTTAATGAGTTTACCAATGTCATTAAGTGGACTCATTAAGCTATCATAACGGAAACCTTCTTCCAAATAGTTTACCAATCCTTCAAACGCTTGTCGTGTATTCTCAGCTTGTGAAAGCCAGGGTCGATCACCAAGACTTCCTTTGATATTATTCTTCTTCAGTTCATGGACATCAAATCGATAAAGAGCCCTAACTTGGTCAGCACTCTTCATATCCGCAATAGCTTTGGCTTCACCGAACGCAGGGTCAAGTTTAGCAAGCTGATTTACTAGATCAGTGAATCCATTATAAATCTTATTAGTTCCTACATAAGATTTAAGACCACGACGTTCTAGCGGAATAGCTTCAGCATATTTATCTCCCATTGCTTTATATGCTTCTACTGCTTTATTGTGGCCATACATAGTATCTGCTTGAGCAATGCCAGTAGTTACCCAATGGCCAGTCTTATCTCTAAATCCAATAAGACTAGTGTAAGCACCAGAAAACATAGATGGAAAATAACCCTTGCGAGGAGAAAATGGCTCTAAACCTTGTTCTCCAAGGGCTTTAACAACATTGGCATAGCGATGATCTAATGCCTCTCGTACACGAGCAGAGAGAGCACGTTGTCCGTCAGTCATACCAAGCTTATCCATAATTTCAGGAGTAAGTTCTACTTGTTGCCGATCTAGCGCCTTAGACATAGCCACCCAGTCTGCTTGTTCTTCTTTACTTAAAGCTTTCCATAGAGAAATAACACCACTCTCTTTGTTAGTGACATATTCTTTACTCATAACTTCAGCTTCGTTACGTGCTTCTTGGAATTTAGTACGAAGGAAATTAAGGGGTTTATTCTTAATGTTAGTACGTAAAGCACCTTCTGATCCAGAACGAAGACTATTTGCACCGGCCTTACTCATATCTTGAGAAGCATCAATACCAGCAGTGGCTTCTTCAAGAGTGGTAACACGTTCATATTGACTACCAGATACTTTTAGAGCAGCCGCCTTAGCAGCTAGTTCTTCCTTAGCCTTAATAGTTTCAGGTGACCTAGCTTCTACAATGGTGTCTGATTTGGGTGTTTTGGGTCCAAGTTTTAACCCCCCTAGTTGCTTATTTCCCGGGCTACGAATTACTCCATTTTGAGAGACACCTCTGGATTCAAACCTATCCCACATAGCTTGTCCTTCTGGGGTTTGTGCACCAGAGCGAACAATGTCATTACCTTGCTCAGCAGCAAACTTGTACATTTCTGTAGCAAGACCAGGATATTGACTTTTAGCTGTAGGAGCTAGACGAGAGGCATCAGGTTTAGACGTAAGTTTCCCTGGATCAGTGGTAACCCATCCAGCTTCTAAATTACCTTTAGGAGAGGCTTTTACAAAAGGATAATCTTGTGGAGTTAAACGTAGTTCTCCAACAGGTTGCCCAGCTTTGTCATATGCAGTGATAACTGGGCCAATGTTACTACGCCCCTGCATAACAAGTCTAATGCCATTTTCCAGGTCTTTTACGGCTTTAAACCCATCTTCAAAGATTTTCATGTTAATGGCACCAGCTTCACCGCTGCCCATTCCTTTAAAAGGGGAGTTAGCTTCCATACGTGCCCCTAGAAGCTCACCAGAAGGCTCTACAGCGCCTTTTAACTCACGGTTAATAGCCCCTCTACGTTGAGCCCATGGCATCTCGTCTATGGCCTGTGTAAGAGGTATACCACCTTGGACGGGTTGCTCATGAAGTTGTCTAACACCTTCCTCTAGAGTTGCGGCTTGTCCAATGGGGTCTACACGAGGACCAAGTTCATCTCCCCATAGATGACGTTGTAGAGGTTCCTGGACATGTTGTACGTCCATAGATAAGTCTGCCCTAATAGGCATACCATTCTCATCTACACGCCATTCTCCAATGCTCGCCTCGAAGGGGCTCGCTGTACGGCCTTGTTCAGGCTGGTCAAAGAGAGGAAGTTGCTGGCTTTCATTGGAACGATGTTCAATAGGAACAGCACTTTCCGTATCAAATTTAGTAGCTTCTTTTTGCTGTAGCATTTGATCGAAATTCTTTGATCCCATAGTGGGAACCTCTGCCTCACGAGAGGCTAAGTCATTTCGACGAATATTTTCAGCAATATTTGGTTTTTCAGAAAACCGTGGGGCACCCGTGGCTAAATGCATAAGAGGAAAGGCAGGAACTAACACATTGTTAATTACATGACCTTCTGCATCTAAAATAGTTTTACCAGTTTCTGTAGAAGGATTATAGTTCCATTTTGCTGCTTCTTCTGCGGCTACTTTCTCAGCATCACCAGCTCCGACTGCCCCATATAAAAGACCTTTAACTGGTGGAAGTACTGATCCAATCATTCCACCAGCATTACCTAAAAGCACATCACCAAGTACAGCAGGAACTTTTAAAGCGGCTTCAACTGGATCAGAAGTACCCGCAAGATTCTTGTACCAAGAAGTCCCATTATCTTCTTTTGCGGACGAAAGATCGAAGCCCCCGCTGGGGGCCTCTTCTTTTGCACTATTAAGATCAAAAGCCATATTTATTTTACTTCCATGATTTCTTTATTAGGGCCTACATAAGCTCTGTTACCATTCTTGTCAACCATAAGTTTCCATCCAGCTTGTTGGGCTTCTTGAGGAGTAGTTGGTTTCTTTGTTTGTGGCCCCGCTGCTGGAGCTACACCAGGAGTAGCTGCTTTAGGACGAATAGCATTGTCATTGAGAACCGGACGGCCATCAGGACCAAGAACATAGGAAGGTTGATTGCCTGCTAGAGCTGCGTCTTGCTGTCCTTCTAATGATTTAGCTTGGGCAAGATACATGGCAGCAGCTTCGGGATCAGATTGTTGTAAACGAGTAGCCTCAGCAATGAGTCCTGAACGCATCTTTGTAGGATCACCCTTAGTATTCTTAACTAAATTTGACCAAAAATCCCCAACACCTTGACGAGCTTTGGCCACTGCTTCACGAGATTGAGCAGTAATAGAAGCAACACCAAATTGGGTTTTACGTTGTTCTGCCTGTTGCTCATACATCTTTAGCATATCCCCAGTACCTTTATAAAGCTGCTGGGCTTTAGCACGGACTTGTGGATCAGGTGACATAAGTTGTTTCTCTAGTTCAGCGTGAGCTTGTTTAACTTCTGATTCATTAGTATCTTGAAGAAATTTAGCTAAAGCTGCTTTATAAGCGGGTTCTTGAAGACGTTGATTCTGTTCCAATTCCCAAATAGATTTATTAGCAGAAGCATTCGCTTGACGACCTAGAGCAGTTTGATAACCTATTTGGGCTTGTTTATAGGCCATATCAAGAGGGTGCATTTCTGCTAGACGTTGTTGCTCCGCTTGATTTCCTTGTTGGTTGATTTGGTTATTCTGTTTAGCAATATTAAACATATCACCTTGCATCATACCCCCAAGATACCCCATTTGATCTATATTTACTTGTGGGAAAAGAGTTTGTAAATCAGCCATAATTAGAACCCAAATCCTTGACTAAAATAATTTGTTTCTGGAGTATAATCACTTGTGTAAGGAGTATTTGCTGTGTAAGTGGGAGAACTAAACATATTATTTAACCATCCTTTAACAGGATCAAAAACTCCCATTTTATTGGCAGAACCAAGCATACCAAGCATCCTCATTAAGCTTTGATCGCCATATTGTCTAGCGGCCATTTGATTAGGTGCAATTTGATTAGCCATAGCTGCAAGCTTAGCTTGTAGTTCTACTTCCCGGGGACCATATTGACTACGGCGGCCAGCGGCTGCGTCTCGACGTTCTAGTTGTTGACGAAGCTGAGTAGCATATGGGCTATTACCACTAAACATACTACCAAGTCTCCCTGCCATATTATTGGCATTCTGATAACTACGAAACATGTTATAAAGCCCACCAGCAGTACCAACACCGTTTAATATATTATCAAACATACCAGAACTCCCTGTTCCACTCTGTCCTGTTGTAGAGGCCCCAAACCCAGAACTTCCCTCTGGAAGTCCTTTATAATCTAAGTTGGCATGTGCAAGTCCTTGACCTATAGTAGGAACATTCATATCTGCTCCAAATAGATTAGCAAGTCCTACAAGAGCTTGCACAGGACCTTGAACAGGCGCTGCTATCATGTCTGTCATCTTACCGGCAATTTGCTGCCCAACTGGGGTATCTTGATTTGGGCTTAGAGCTGGGGAAGCTAATGTGGCTACTTGACCTAGAATAGGGTTACTCTGTGCCACAGTGCTTATAGCTTTATTCATTGCAAATTGTTTTGCAAATTTAGCAAGCCTTGAGAAGAAATCACTTCCTTGCGCCCCTGGAGGAGCTTCTGGGATACCTGCTGCTGGATTATATTCATAATTACCATAGGCAGCATTCCAATCTGTTGGTGACATTGGATTATCTAGGGAAGTAAAACTTGTGGTATCTCCAAATGAATCACCGCCCCAGGCGCCGCCAGGATCACTAGCATCTCCCCATCCTCCATAACCACCAAAACCATCCCCAGGATCTCCCCCAAAGCTATTTCCATAGCCTCCACCATAATCACCCCCGCCACCAGCGTCACCGAGGCCCCCTAAGCCACCACTACCCCAACCACCATAATCACCCGGAGCATCTCCCCCAAATCCACCTCCAAATCCGCCGCCATCGCCGCCATCATCAAAATGAAGAAGACCTGTTTTAGGGTCTTTACGACCAGAGCCCCCGTGTGCTTTTAAAAGCATCGCTTCCATAGGAGAAATATGAGCAAGAACACTATCCTGCCCAGAATTCTTAAACCCAGCTTTCTGGATAGTTTTAGCTTGTTTCTTTAAACTCATTGTATCTTCCTTTCCTTAAGGCTTCGTTGTGCCTAAATCAGTCCAGGTAACTACACCAGCATTGCTAATTGTAGCTCTCCAATAGTGTCCATTTGGGCTTTTCATTACAGGACCTTTAGTTGTACTATCTGTAATAACATCATCTGTGGTATCTACTCCTTTGGTAGTGCGACTAGAAGCATTAAGTCCTGCATAACCACTTGCTGTATTTTTATTTGTAGTAAGTTCCACAGGATCAGTAATACCATATCCTGCTAATGTGGTAGGCGTCCCAGTAATAATAGACCAACTAATAGAAGTAAGTAAATCATTAACTAAAGATCGCAATCTTTCATACCAATCATTTATATATGAATGCCCTGGAGGAATTCCTACAGGATATGGAGGAAGTTTATTAGCCATTAGGGGTAATCAGGAAGACGACTAACTGATACATCTAAGAATGCACCAGAATCAGCTAAAGTAGGAGCACCAAGTCTATTTGCTGTGCGCACTTCAAAACTTCCTACGACCTTACTAGCTTCGTAAGCTACAATGTCCTCTGTAGTTTGAATTGGAGTAACACTTACTTTGTAATTAGCATCAGGCATATCTTCTGTAAAAGTAAGAACATATCTACCAGCAGCAGCACGAGATAAAATTAAATTACTATATCTCACTACAATAATAGCACTTGATGCAGGGGCAGCAACAAATGTTAATGTAGTACCAGCAATAGAATAATCTGTGGTGTCTGTTTTTAATGTCCCATTAACATATACTTCTGCAAAAGCCCCGCCACTAGTAGAAGCAGATAAAGTAAATACTGTGGTAGCGCCATCCCCTAAGAAACTATCAACTCGCGTCATACCAGTAACAAACCTAGTATCACTAAGAGTAGCATCTGCTTTAAAAGTCGCAGTAAAAAATGTGTTTTCTGGCACAGGCATTCTAGTAGTGTATCCAACACCAGGATCGCAATCTCTTACTTTAAATTTATAGGTATTACTATCAATTTTAAATCCACGACCATAAATATTACCCTGTAAATTTCTAAATAGAAGCCATTCATTTGCGTGAACAGGCCCACTATTTGAGGTCAGTACTCCAGAATTATTTTGGCCCAATACTTTAAAGTTTTGAGAAGAAAGACTTGCCGTATTACCTGGATGAATAAATCCTTCTGAAATTTCAATACCGTCCATTGCATCACGATAAATAATAGCATAGCCGTCTGCATTACCTTCAGCATAACTAGGATGATATATAGTAGTACCACCAGTTACATTTGCTTGATTATATTGAGATAATACTCCAGCGCGCCCATAATTAGCTTCACTATCAATCCAAAGCTCACAGCCACGGCCGCAATAAGCCTCAATACCACAATTATCTAAATCAGTAGCTGTACCCGCTACATATGTGTGAACAGTACCATTGTTAGCAGTAGATACTGTTAATTTAAGATTAAAACAAGTAGATTCTACACTTCCCCAACTAAAGACATCTTTACCAATGGCAATACCACTTCCCTGGCATTCATATACTCCAATATGTCCCCAACTGGCATCATAAATACCCATGATGACACAATTGTATTTTTTACCACCTTCGACAGTAACGTTTCCGACTATACCACCATTACCACAACGATACATATATAATGGATAGTCTACTCCTTGTCCATCAATATGAATACCATCAAGTACAATGTTAATTAAATCATCAGTATCTGGCCCAGTAAAATCGGTACCTGCTGTGCCAACAGCTAAAGCACTTGCTCTAATAGAGCATGTATTAGTTCCTGTTGTTCCAGTATATTTTAATACAGATTGATTACTTCCTGAATATACATAAGAAGTACGTCGCTTCCAAAAACAAGAAGAACCAATAATTCCTGTGTTATCTTTTAAAATAAAGGGCTGACTATGAGCAAAAACTCCACGAGGTAAAAAAGGAATATATCCATCATCAATTACTGCTTGGATTGCTGCATAATCATCAGTTACTCCATCTCCAACAGCATTATATGGGTCCATTTTTACATTTCGCATACGAGCAAGATAAGCGGATGCATTGACAGAATTTAACCACGATGGCTCAATAACTGTACCATTAGAAAAAGACGTTGATGCCATTATGCGGTTCCTTTATTTATAGTAGCTTCTAAAGTTTGTATTCTAAATAAAGCTAAAGATTCTTGTGTAATTTTAAAAGCACGTTGTCTAAAATGCCCCAATCGATAGGCACTAGGAAGGTCTTGATTCATTTGAATTTCAACTGGTCCAGACCATTCTTGATAATCGTCATCGGACCAATAAAGATTAACTGTACTGTCAGAGGCTGGGCGATCTCCAAGTACGGATAAACGGTACATAAATTTTCTATTAAGAGTACCAAAGTCTTCTGGTTCTGAAATTACTTGAACTAAGAAAGGTACGTCGTCATCTCCATATGTACTTTCTGCCATGTAATATAAAGTAGATACACTTTGATTTAATGCAAAAATAGGTTTATATGAACTTCCAAAAGTTACATTAACACAATAAGTCATATCAAATTTATCTGTGTCTTTATATGCCCAACGAGCCCAAAGACGATGTTCTGTATCTAATACCCAAGTGTATGGACCACCATTAATTACATAAAATTGTCTTCCTGCAACCGAAACAATATTACCAGTTACATTTCTAAAAGTAATAGTGTGTTGATTAAAATATCTAGAAATAATAGGAGTTCCTACTGGCTCTATTTTTAAATCTTCAAGTTTAAATACATCAGGTTGTCCATGAGTGTCATTACCTAAAAAGTAAATGACTTTACCAATTTGAGCAAAACCACCATGATACCCAATTTGTTTCACCACGCTATCATTTCTTTGAAGAGGACTTCCTGTGTCAACACCAGCATCCCAAAAATATTCTATTGTGTTTGTTCCAAAGGCTACTAAATAGTTATTTATTTTTGCGATTCTTCGTAAAAAATCACCTTCAATTTCTGCTGATATAAAATTACCCGCAGTCCAAGCCATAGGATTATTTAAATCACTGTTATAGATGTCTGCACTACTTGTTTTTACAATAAATAAATAACCATCAAGAAAAACAGGATATGGTAAATGAACTGGTAAGTCTGCGTCTACGCAGGTAGTAACTACATTACTAGAATCAATTTGAATTAATGTAGTACCATCTGTAGCAATAATTACAGACGTATTGTTGTCATATAAGTATTCACAAAAACCAACTTCTCCACTGGTAGTTCCAAATGGATTATTAATTGTAGTGTTTACTCCAGAACTAAGATTATAAGAATAAATATCGTTATTTACTGCATAAAATAGTATCTGTTGGTCCGCCCAAAAAAACATTCCTCGAATTTGATTAGCAGCTACTGAAGCTAAAAAAGTAAAACTACCAGCTCGTTTAGTGATAAATTTACGTTTATCATCCGCATATTTATCTTTAATAACATCTAAATAGCAATTCAAGTAGTCTTCATCTTTAGTTGTAAATACATTTGGACGGGTATTTATTTCTAAAGATAAAGGTACTCGTACTGTACTATAGGTGTCAGTTGACGGAGAATTAGTAAAAGGCATTATGGTCTAGAAGAAGGAGATAGATAAAAACTAGCATCTTCAAATCCACTTTCCATTGCGGCATCTAAATATGCTTTTGCTTCGGCTTTAAGTTCTCGACGATCAGGAATAGGCACACCCCATCTAGGAGCAATTTTTGTTGCCAAGTCCCAAATAATAGCATCATACCATTCTTCAGGTAAGTCCATTGTGTCAGTAGATGCATCAAAATATTCTAATGGCCTTGTGTATACAATTGTGAGTGTGTTTGTATTTGTAGTTAGTCCTGTAGGCCATAGTTTAATGGTTCCATAATTTATAGCAGGAGTATATGTTAATTTAAACGGAATATCCCCTACTGTAGCAGGGTATTGATTAAAGTCATAATCAGCATCAATATCAAGTGGTATTTTTGCTCCACCAGAATCAGTTCGCCATGCTTGAAGAATATGAATAGGGTATGGGGTATCTAATGTTTTTCCATCACCAATTAAATATGTGTCAGTAGTTGGAGTCCATGTGTAAGATTTTCTAGCCCATAAAGAAAGTCCTTTAGTACGAAA